GTGCTGCTGGTGCTGCTGGTGCCGGTACTGCTGCTGGTGTTCCTGCTGCTGAAGGTGCTGGTCGTGCAGGTGCGACAATACTATTTGTAGGAATAACTTGCCCGGCGTTTCCTGTTGCCTGGTCAAGCATTTGTCGTTCGTTGTTTAGTTGATCAATTCGTTTATTTCTTTCCACATACGTTTCTTCTTCAAGCTTTCTTGCAGCGTCACGGGCAGCTATACCAGCAGCTTCACCAGCAGCACCGGCAGCAACACCGGCATTAGTTTCTCTTTGATTTTGCCATCTAGATGCTCGGCGAAGACGGTCCGACGCCAATACACCCGATAACATTTGATTTACTTCTTGAGGTGTTTTTGGTTGAGCTGGTGGAACGTAATTTGGATTATTTTTATAAAAGTCTTTAACTTGACTTTCAACTGATGATCTAAGTTGCGGCGGCACCTTTTCAAAATCCATCTGACCATCAACTATTCGTTTAGAATATATTTCTGCGAGTTTTCTTGTTTCAGGATCAACTTGGTTTGTATTGGAAGAAGTTGCTCCTCGCCCTGATAATTGTTGCCGTTCTGCAGCAATTCTTTGTTGAATATCTAACCTTCTAACTTCACTCGGTGACATATATCCAGGAGTCATAGCTCTAAAACGAGATTCAACATCTTGTCTATAGGTTGTTGGCACATTATCAAGTGACAATTTGCCTTCATTAACATCTCTTAAATATTTTCGAACCCTCACATCATAATCGCGTTCTATTTTTTCTTGTTGGGATCCAAATTCTGCCATTTATGCAAACCCTCTTTGGTATTCTAATTGTTTCTGAAAATATATTGCCATGTCGTTTATATTTTCGACATTTGCGATATTATTTGATAAATTTATCTGTTTTTGTGTATTTTCGACCATTGAATAGGTCTTCTGGTCCGTATTCTGGTCCGCATTCTGGTCACCTGTATTTTCATTCACATATGTGGCCACCATTGTTATAGGATCTATATCAACACCAGATGCATCAGATGTTTTCAATAATTCAACATCTTCTTTTGATAACCATTGTTCTGGTACATATTCTATGCCTAAACCTGCCGCACCTCTTTTAGCCGATCTTCGCCGCAATGAAGCAATATATCTTGGTCTGTCTTTATTTTTTTGGTTTCGAATTGCTGTTGGAAAAATTTCTGTTATATGTTCATTATCCCATTTAACCATATTTGTAATAAATTCACTAGATGTTTTGGAATTTGCAGCAGCATAAGAAAAAGCACCTTCGCCATAAGAACCCATCTGCACAGTTCTATCTTTTAAAAAAGTTATTAAACCTGGTGAATGAAATTTTTCAGGAACTTTTTTTAAATTTTTCTGTGCTTCAGGCACAATATATTTGTCATACCACGCATTTTGTGCGTCCAACATTGCTTGAGGATTTTGCGTCGAAACTTCTTTCCATTTTTTATTAACTTCAGTTAAAGACATACTTTTAGTCATGCCAAATTGTGGATTATCGTGTATAAAATTTTTAAGCGAACCACTTACTTTGCCTGGTTGCGAAGCATTTATGCCATAAATTCCATATGAATATCTTCCAGAACCTTTAGGGTCTTCTACAATTTGACCAACCTTTGTTATTGGATTAGACGATCCGGTTTCAAGCCGACTACTAACCATCCGATCCGTTGTTGTTGTTACTGGGGTTGCTGATGGTGCCGGTGCAGCAGGCGGTGCAGTCTGCGTTATAGGTTCTGCTGATGGTTTTGCTTGTGTTATTTCCTCTATCTTAATAGCAGGTCCACCAACAGATGATGTTGAAACACCAGGAGGATTTTGCAAAACATTACCTTGTGCATCGGTGTGTGTTCCAGGTAGGTTTGCTGGTGAGGGTGCAGGTTTTGCAGGCGCAGCAGCCGCCACACCAGCAGCACCTAAACCTAATGCACCTAGACCTAATGCACCAAATAATGATCTACCGCCACCACCACCAGAAGATTTAAATACTTTTCTTGTCGGTGCAGCACCAGCACCTAGAGTTAATACTTTAATGAGTTGTGCATTTCTTCGATCTTTCTCTAATCTCTCTGCTTCTAAATTATTATACTTTGATTGCCTTTCTTGCAATTGACTAGTTCTAGAATTGACTAAAAGTAAATATATTGCACCTAATAATCTTGTAGAAACGGCAACAAATTCCAATTCGTGTGGTCTAGGTTGCAGATTGCCTGCAATATTTTGACCAGACGATAAAATTGAGGCGACTTTGTTTTTAGTGCCGTTAGAAATTTGCATTTATTTTCTCATTCTTTCTTTTATTTTTTGGTTTTCTTCCTCGACATATTGTACCAACATACTGATATAGATTTCTCTTTCCCAAGGCAACATATTTTCCAATTCAGTTAGACTATACTTATGGTGCTGCATCATTGCAAAATTTGTTTTGTAATAGTTTTTCAAATTATCATAACGAAGTATTAGACGAAAAAACTTTCTAGTCCCTCCACTTCAATACTATGATCAAATCCACATTTATTACATTTAATTTCAACATCTTTTTTCAATTTAGGTAAATCATTAAAGAACTCTTCAAGTTTTTCAAACTGTGCTTGATTTAAATTTTCGATAAAATGTAGAAACTCGCCTGGTTGTGCCTCATGTGCATAGTAATATTGTTCGCCGTCATAAAGATATTCAATACTTTCTGCAATCATATTAAACGTGACCATATCAACACTATTTAAGTTGATCGAATCTTTCACAACATAAAATTCTGGATATTTCATCTTGACAAATATTTTATCGGTCAATTGTATATCTTCTTCACTTACTTCACCAGATAAATTTATATCAGTCAGGTTTAAATTAACTTCCATGACATTGCCACATATCTTTTCACCAACATCATTGTTACATCTATATTTTGCTTCGACCACTTCACCAACTGATTTCGCACGAAGGTTAATGAAATAATATTCAACGTCTAATATAGGCAATCTATCAATAACAACATCTTCAGTCAAAGTACAATTATTTAATATATCTTTTATACTATTATGTACGGTTTCAGAATCATCAGATTCCATGGCCATCAAAAGATTTTTTTGTTCTTTAACTAAAAATGGTCTAAACTTAATTTTCTTTTTTGTTAATGGCAATACTAATTCATAAGTCGGCACATCAATTTTTGGTAAAGGCATAATAAAAAACTCCTATTAAATTATTATTGTTTAAAAAGTCGGTGCCGCTCGTTTTTGAATTTCATCCCATCTGGCTTGAGATTCTGCTCGTTGTCTATCAAACTCTGCATTCCATTGTTCTGCTTCTCTATTGTATTCACTTCTATTACCTTCTAATAAAGTCAATTGTTCCCAATAATCATATACAAATGTGACGTTTAATTTATGATAGGTATCAGATGACGAATCTAAATCCATTTGATTAATGGAAACCGGAAATGCATTAATTAATTTTAATGCATATGTTAAAATATTGGAATTGTCATATTGTCGTATTGTAATTTCTGTAGCATAATTTTTCTTGTATTCAAAATCAAATTTATCACTATTGTTGATATATTGCATCCATCTTTCAAATACATACTTCGCAACCATGTTTCCAGTAACAATAAAGGTTAAATCCATATCAGTATATGTACTTAAATATGGATACTTTTGAACTGGACCATAATTCTTTTGTTCCATTGTTGCAAATGTTCTGCCCGGCAAATTTGCGTTTTCACAGGTCAACATTAGAATTTTACTAGGCGTGTCTTGTCCAGCTACTTCTGTGGGCAATGAAATAACAACCTCAAACCTAGAAGGTTTTGCTAAATCAGTACTGAAACTGGCTAAAAACTCGCTTATTTCTACTGGCATTTATGAATTCCTTATCTTCGTCAATGAATCTTGCCAAACATTCTTGGCAGTGTCTTTTCTAAATTGTTGTATTGGTAAAAACATTGCAACATCCCATTCATTTGGTTGTACTAATAATATCTTTGACCTGATATGCGTAAATAAATATCTTTTTAAACATGGACGAAATTCTCTAAACCTTCTTGTCGAATTTAATATATCATAAGTTACTCGCATACGAATAATTTCATCTTCCTCATTCAGTATTGCAAATCTCATCAATTTTGTCATAAAAAGAACTCTTTGTTTTATAGGCAAATAATGCAAATTCAATCCTAAAAAACCATCATTGTATTTTTCCAATACTAAAACTAGAGGAAATCTATCCCAATAAGGCAAATCATCTTTCGTCTTTGCATCATAATAAAAGAAATACATTCTTCCTAATCTAAACTGTGGTACTTGTCTAGACTTTTCTCTACTAATAGCAATCGGTATAGTTGATGGTCTTTTTATTTCCGCAATCTTGGCCATCAACCATTTAAATGACAATGCAGTCATTGTTTTTAGTTGATCGCCAGTTTTTTCTGTTGCTAATTGTGTTAGTTTTGATTCCATGTGGGTATTTAGTTAGACATTTAAATCTTGTTCGGTAAGTATTTTAAACTCCCAACCTCTATCTAAACAATAATCTATCGCGGCTTTCCATTTGGATTGATTGACGCCCCATGTGGTAACTTCATTTATATACTGCTTTGTTATGCGTTTCTTAATTTCAGGAGGTTGCGTTTGTCTTTTTGGTTTAACTTCAACTAAATAAGTTTTGGTCGTATTGTCTTTGGTTTTTATTTTGACCATAAAATCGACAAAGTACCTGTGGAATTTACCGTCAACAGGAGATTTGTACGGTATTATTATTTCTTCTGAAGAAAAAGAAACGACATTTGGGTTATTATCACACCAAACAAGAAATTTTAATTCCCAAGAGGATCTATATATGACGTTTGATGCATCACCATTATATTTCGCCACATTTCTCACTTTGTATTTGCCTTGCAAGTATTTCATATAAACCTCCGAACGTATTTATTCCACATAAATATTGTATAAAACCAAAGGAAATATAAATGGCAAATGGTGCGCAGAAATTGAACGATACGGTCTCTGGAAATCCATATACACCAGGTCTTTATCGTTATCCAAATCATTTAGACACCAAATATCAGAACCATAAAATAAGGTTTGATATATTTGAAGTGACGAGTACAGATATAGATAAATTGGGAACATCAATAACTTCCATAGTACAATCCGCAGAAGATACTGTGAAAGCTGAGAATGCAAATCAGAGAGTCGCCAATGCCGAAGGACAATCACCTGATGCAATTCAAAAACTTAAAGACACAGCTACTGAATTTGTTGGTACTGCATCCTTAGGAACAACAAAAGTTTTCGAAACCTTATTAGGAAAATTAGATGCAAATAATCCAGCATATAAAAGTGGCATTGCAAATTCTGGTGTTTTAAATGCACCAACAGAAAAAACAAATGCTATTATTGAATTGTATACGCCAGATACATTGGATTTTTCATCTCAATTTGCTTACTCTTCTTTAAATATTAATGATTTAATTGCAAGTGTTGGTTCAGGAATTTTAGGAAGTGTGCCGAAAGTTGGTAATTTTATGAAAGGTGCATTGGCATCTTTAAATGGAGAAGGAACTTTTGGTAATTTAGTAAAATTAGGATTAAACAAAGCAGGTTATGCAATAAATTCACAACAACAATTAATGTTTCAAGGCGTGGAGTTTAGATCATTTGGAATGGCATTTGTTTTGACACCTTCTGATGAAGCAGAAGCTCAAACTATAAGAAATATAGTAAAAACATTTAGAAGATATTCATCGCCTGAAATTGTACAAAATACTGCTGGGTTTCTTTTCAAACCTCCTGCTTTTTTTCAGATTAGTTTTCATCATAATGGAATAGAAAACAATAAAATACCTAAACTATTGCCTTGCGTGTGTACGGGTATAGAAGTTAATTATGCACCTAATGGTTGGTCTGCCTATAAAGATGGTCACCCTGCACAAATAACGATAGGGTTATCATTTCAAGAAACAACAATACTAGATAGAAGAAAAATAGATGAAGGTTATTAAATGAGATACTTTAAAGTTCTTCCAAAAGTTGTCTATACAAATCCAAAAGGATATTCTTTAGCGCTTACAAATATTTCAGTAAGAGCAAAAATGATACCTAAAGTTTTAGATAACCCTTTATTATATTACAAATACTCAATTAAAGATGACGATACGCCGGAAATAATAGCACACAAATATTATGGAGATTCTTATTATTATTGGGCAATATTAATAGTAAATGAAATGCAACATCCTATTTGGTCTTGGCCTATGCCTATAAATGTTTTTAATGACTTTATTGAAAACAAATATGGTCAACAAAAAAACGATATATATTTTTACGAAAAAATAATAACAAAAACCAATCTTTACACAGAAGAAGTAACAGAAGAACGAATTAAAATAACTCAACAAGAATACAACTCGACAGTTCCTTCTGAAATTGATGTGGAAATTGGAGACGATTATTTAAATATTGTTACAGACAAAAGAGAGGTATCATATTACGTTTATGAAGATGAATTAAATGAATCTAAAAGATTGATAAAAATTTTAGATTCAAGATATCTTCCCACATTAGAACTTGAATATAAAAATTTATTTAAATGACAGTTGATCCATCCTCAATATTTTATCCTTCAGACTATAAGATAAATTATTTTAATCTTGTAGCACAAAATAAATCACCATTAGACATAACAAATCTAATAGTTGAACTGTCTTATTTCGAAGATTTATTTTCTTTTTCTGTGACAGGTTACGTTGTATTAAGAGATGCGGCGGGTGTTATTGAAGTAAAGAATATGCTTGGCAATGAATATTTCGAAGCAAATTTTGGCAAATCAACAGAAGAATTAAATAATATTTCTGGCAAATATAGAATCTATAAAATAGAAAGTATAGAACCGGCATCAAATTTTACAAGTCAAGTGTATAAAATTTATTTCTGTTCTGAAGAATTAATTTTATCCGAACAAAATAAAGTTTGTAAATCTTTCAGAGGTAAAAAAATATCTGAAATGATTAATTACATATTGACGGACAAAACTCCAACAGGTAAACTACAGATACAAAACAATAAAGTTTTTGTGGAAGATACCCATGGCATATATGATTTAATTGTACCGTTGTTAAAACCTTTTGAGGCAATAAGTTGGTTATCTTCTTTTGCTTTATCGGCAGCGTTTCAAAAAAGTGCAGATATGTTATTTTTTCAGAACAAATCTGGATTTTATTTTAGGTCAATACAATCATTATTTAAACAGACCCCATACAACACCTACAAATATGAATTGGTTAATTTGCCAGATGAAACACTACAACAAAAATTAAATAAAATTATTCGTTATGAAATTGTAAAACCTTTTGATGTGATTACAAATATTAATAGTGGCGTTTATGCATCAAAAACAATTGCTATAGATACTCTTGCAACAAAAGCAAATACCACAGAAATGAATTTTGCAAAAAGTGGAAGGGCACTTCTAAACGATGTGGACGTGTCCAAACCATTATCCAACAGGTTAGGATATACACAAGATCAATCATTTGATGGTTGTTTAAAAGTTGTCATGGCTAACCCGGATCACCTATCTAATTCATATTTGAGTACCGTACCAACTGCGGATAAAAAAGATATATACGCATCAGTTTTTGTGCCCAGCAGAACAATTGATATATCTTCTCTTGAACACACAAGAATCAAGATTGTTGTGCCAGGTGATTCAAATTTAAAAGTTGGTCTTGTTGTCAACATTGTTATACCAAAAGTGCAAGAAAATGACAAATCACCAAATCCATTGTATTCTGGTAAATATTTAATTACTGCTGTCCGGCATTCGATTGTTACACCTGAATATTATCAAACTTTATTAGAACTATCTAAAGATAGTTATGCGACGTAATAAATACTTTATTATTTGAGAGGTTTTAATGAATTTTATAGGTAAAAATGGATTTACTTGGTGGATTGGAATGATTGTGAATACAAATGATCCATTAAAAATGGGAAGACACCAGGTGCGAATATATGGTTGGCATAGTGAAAGTACAAGTGAGATACCAACAGAAGATTTACCATGGGCACAAACTCTATTATCGTTAAACGGTTCTACGGGAACCTCAAATGCAAGAGAATCTGAATTGGTCTTAGGATTTTTCACTGATGGTCTATCTGGTCAATTTCCTGTAATTATAGGAAAATTTGGTGGATTAATTAATTCTCAAATTAAAAATTAGGAGTATAAATGGCTGAAAATGCTACATTAGGACTTAAAGATGTTCAAAGTTTTGCTGATGCATTAATAGCAAAAATGCCTTCTGGTTTTTCCAACAAGACCACATTAAAAAATATAGCAACACCTCCAGAAGGCATAATTGTTTATAAGAATGGAGAACCTGCTACGCCTAGATTGGCAAGAGGTAATTTAGCTAATTCAATAATAAAACTAACAAATAATAATTCGCAACACGCCTGTGATTTTAAATTTTTAATTAATTTTGGCGATCTTAATATTGGTGTAATTGATAATCCTGTTACTGTTATACAAAACGCAATTAAAGAAGGAAAAAACAAAGCTGCGCAAATGATCAAAGCCCTTCTTGGACAATTCATGGATGGCGTAAGAGCAGTATTAACAACATTAAACGCAACACTTAGTTTAGATCCTTCTGGTCTATATTCCGCCGCATTTGATACGGCAAGAGATATTATCAGAAGAATTAACAAAATAACAAAAAAGATAGCAGAATATGTTGCCACCGCAGCAATGTATGTGTATCTTGTACTCGAATTAAAACAAATTGTGGAGTGGATTAAACAGTTACCAAATTACATTAAAAAATTGTTGCAGGATTGTTTGAACACCTTCAATAAAAATATACAAGGGCTTGTCAATCAAGTTACTGGTGTGGTTGCAGCATTGAATTCTAGTATTGCTTCTGCAACATCTCAATTTTCATCAACACAAAATATTGATTTTTCTACTGTCACGGGTGCTAACGATTTAAATACAATATTGAGTTCGTTAACAACTTTAGGTGATTCTACAAATACTGCAATAAATGATATAGCTGTTTCCGCAAATACGCCAGGTGCAAATCTTATAAATTCTAGTGTTATTTCAGAATATCTATATACATCAACACCAGATACAGACGCATTGAGAATATTCTTGCAAAAAGAGTTTGCAAACTCGGCAAGTAATTTTCAAAATTCTAATAGTACGGCAGATTCCATGCCGCCATGAGGATTAAAATATAATGGCAACAACTAAACCAGATTTTTTTAGTGGATGGGTAGAACCTAGATCACCTGCAAATGAAGATACACCACCAGAATATCCATTTAATCATGTGCAATCGACACCTTCTGGTCATTCATTTGAGATGGATGACACGCCAGATAGACAAAGGATTCGCCTGCAACATAGAATGGGCACATTCATAGAGATGCATCCAAACGGCGACGAGGTGCATAAGGTTTATGGTGACGGTTACGAAATAACAATCAAAGATAAGAATGTTCTCGTTAAAGGCAAATGTAATATCACTATTGAAGGTGATGCACAATTGCATTACATGGGCAACAAGACAGAATATATTGAAGGTAACTACGAATTACACGTTAAGAAATCATTTAATATTTTATCCGAAAGATCAATCCAAATGACTTCACAATCTGATATGATGATTCGTGGAGGTAATGGTTTAACTGGCGCCATAGATATTCAAGCGGCAGATAACGTAACTATAACGGCTGATGTAAACATAGAAGGTGGTGTAACCGCACAAAAAATGCTTTCACTTGGTGATGTTAACGCACTAACAGGTGTCCGTGCGGGACCATTAGGATTTGTTTCTGTTCTCGGAGGATTATCAATTGGTATTCCTGCAGCTGTACCAGGCAATATTCTTTGTATCGGAACGATTGATGCCGGAGTAGCAATGATCGCACCCTTAGGCAACTTTGGTTTAATGAATGCAATAATGATGACAGATATTGTTAACACTTTCATTTATAACACGCACATACATATATCACCAAAAGGACCAACAACACCGCCAACACCAGGACCAATGATTTAAGGATTATATTATGAGTACACCAATTTATTCATCGTTAAATTTTCCCGCATCAATGAACAATAATGTTGTTGAATTTGATGATAATACTAAAAAACATATGAATGCTATTCCAAGCTTGGTTTCAAGATGGCAATATGAAGATGTGGCTAACAATGACATTGGAGGTTATTATGTAAATCCGGTTGCAAACCTTTGCAATACAATCATAACGATTGCATCTAAAATCTATAGTAAAACAACGATTGCAAATGTTTCTTTAGATTTACCGACTATAAATTCATATGCATATTTATTAGCTAACACATCAAATAATTTTTATTACCACACAAATAGATTATCGGGCGTCGATAAGCCATCAGGTGATACGGGTGCATTACCACATTTAAATTCGGCAATAAATACAGGAAGAGTTTTAACTTATTTTTTATATCAAAACGAAGGCATTTCAAACAATTCTGTTATTTTAGGAAATTTCTCATCATTATATACTGCAAATGATCTAATTGCATATGCGAATACAATTTCTAATTATCCAAATGTTGTGAACAATAGCATATATGTTGAAACTTTTCCGGACTTAGGTTATAGGAGCAATTTATCTTCCACAATAAAAAATCAGATTGCTTCTGATTTCAACAATATTATAAATTTTATGACAAATGCCCAAAATTCTGATGTTAATTTTTTCAATAACTCACAAAACGTAGTAAGTGATTTAAATGATGTTAAAGGCATGAATTCCATGGGTGCAACATATAATCAATTGGTAAATGAAGTAATAGGTACAGACAAACTAAAGAGTAGACTTAATCAATAAATAAGAAAATGTTAAAAACATCATTACAAAAAATATATTCAGACATAGACTTTACTTTTGCTAGACAACCAGGCAAAACTGTGAAGGATTTGGCTTTAAGTTATGATGATAAAGCGGTCATTAGATCAGTTAGAAATTTATTATTGACAAACCATTATGATAGATTATTTAATCCTGATATAGGATCCAATATATCATTTATTTTATTTGAACCTTTATCTGGTTCCACAGAAGCTTCATTAGAAAGAGAGATTAGAACCACAATAAATAATTTTGAGCCTAGAGTTGAAATCGAATCAGTTGTAGTTAACACCGACTATGATAGGAATGGTTATAATGTCACTTTAACTTTTTACATACTTAATGCGACGGCAGCCACAGTAACAACACTTTTCTTAGAGAGAACAAAATAAAATGGCCTCTGCCAATTCATTAACACAATTTATAGATTTAGATTTTGATTCAATTAAAAATAATTTAAAAACATTTTTAAGAGGACAAGATACTCTAAAAGATTACGATTATGAAGGGTCTGCAATGTCCGTTCTTTTGGATGTTCTTGCATATAATACACAATATAATGCGTACTATTTAAACATGATAGCGAATGAAATGTTTTTGGATAGTTCGGTACAAAGAGGATCGGTTGTTTCACAAGCCAAATTATTAAATTACACACCATCATCAAGCGTAGCACCACAAGCAACAATAAATTTAACAATAAGCAATGTGACGGGTGCATCATTAACATTACAAAAATATACAAATTTTTTATCTGAACCTATTAATGGCGTCAATTATAATTTTGTTAATGCTGATGCATATACTGTCAATATTGTAAACAATACTGCAACATTTGAAAATGTTGTTCTGAAACAAGGAAGACAATCTGCTTTCAACTTTATTGTAGACAGTACACAAAATCCAAAATACACATTTGAAATACTAGATGAAAAAATTGATACGACAACAATTTCTGTTTTGGTGCAAGAAAATTCCACCAATACAACAACACAAATTTATAACAAAGCAACTGATTTTTTAACTATCAATGGTGATTCTTTAGTTTACTTCTTACAAGAAGGCAATAATAATTATTATGAAATTTATTTTGGTGATGGAATTTTAGGTAAAAAATTAAAAGACGGTAATATTGTAAAACTTTCTTATATAACAACAGACTCGACAATGAGTCATGGTGCAAACACATTTTATTTGATGGACACAGTGGGCGGTTATTCTGATGGATTGGTTACACCAATATCAGAAGCATCAAATGGTGTGCAAAAAGAATCTATAGAATCGATTAAATTTCAGGCACCTAAGAGTTTTGCGGCACAGAATCGTGCAGTAACAAAGAATGATTACATTACATTAATACAACAAAACAAATTAGGCATAACATTTGACTCCGTTAGTGTTTGGGGCGGAGAAGAAAATGATCCTCCATTATACGGTGTCGTATTCATTTCGTTAAAACCAACAGGTGCATATGATTTAACGACAACACAAAAACAAAGGTTAATCGAAGAAGTTATAAAACCGGTATCAGTATTGACGGTGACACCTCAAATCGTTGATCCAGATTATGTTTATGTACAGTTGACGATAAATGTTTACTATGATCCAAATAAAACAACACAAACAGCAGGACAAATTCAAGAAGGTGTCAAGCAATCTGTACTTTCTTTTGCAACCAATACATTAAATACATTCAATTCAACATTTAATTCATATACTTTGTTGACTTATATACAAAATTATAATCCCTCAATCATAACTACAGATTATGAAATGAGATTGCAGAAGAAATTTTATCCTAATTTATCAACATCAACAAATTATAAATTTTATTATAATACGGAACTGCAAAAAGGTATATTGACAAGTGGTGTCACTAGTTCTCCTGGACTATCATTTAAGGACCCATTAAATCCTGCATTGACAATTAATAATGTGCAGATCGAAGAGTATCCATCGTTAACTTATGGTGTAGAATCGATATCAATTATTAATCCAGGATTTAACTATCAATCAACACCAACAATTAAAATTATAGGTGATGGTACTGGTGCAACTGCTACCGCATCTATTTCTGCCGGAAGTATTAGATCAATTACTGTTACAAATGCTGGCAACAACTACACTACTGCAATTGCAACTGTCACACCAGCAGAAGGCGATTCAACAGGTCAGTTGGCATCTCTTGTTGTAAATTTAGAAGGGCGATACGGCAAACTTAGATCATACTATAATAGTAATACTGCGATTAAAACAATATTAAAAGATAATGTTGGAACAATAGACTATGTTGAAGGTACTGTATCATTAAATGGTTTCAATCCAATTGACGTTGATGATGCATTAGGCAAGTTATCAATTTCAGTAAAACCAAAAACTACAACAATATCATCAACATATAATAGGATAATAACTATTGACCCTTACGATTCTACATCTGTCGTGGTGAATGTAATAGCGCAGCCGAAATAAAGTAAATGTTAGACTACAAACCAAATACATCAATATTAATACCGTATCAGGTTCCTGAATTTGTTCGGGATAATCCGGATTATTCCACATTTATTTTATTTTTACAATCATACTACGAATGGTTGGAACAAACTGGTACAGCAAATACACCAGGAAATGTTGGTGCAATATCGAACAATCTTTTAGATTATAAAGATATTGATAAAACACCAGATCAATTTTTAGATTCTTTCTATAATGATTTTTTAAATTATTTTCCAAAAGAAATACTTGCAGACAAAACAAAAGTCACAAAAATTGCAAAGGAATTATATCGATCAAAAGGTACGCCATCATCGTATAAATTTCTGTTTAGAATTCTGTACAATTCTGATGTAGATTTCTTTTTCACTAAAGATGTTGTACTGAAACCATCATCAGGTAAATGGTACGTTGCTAAAAGTTTGAGACTTCTCACCACAGATATCAATTTTTTAAATATTGCTAATCTAAGACTTTTTGGAACAACATCAAAAGCAATAGCAACAGTAGAAAATGCTATTGCAGCAGGAAATAAAACAGAAGTTTTCATTTCAAATATTTTAAGATTGTTCACTTCTGGTGAATTCGTAAAGGTCGTAGATTCAAATAATCAAGATGTTTATTTCAAAGATGGTGTGATTGTTACATCTACCACACCTGGCGCAGAAACATTAACTGCGAAAATTGTTGGACAAATTAGTCAAATCAAGATAAACCCCAACTTTAGGGGGCAAACTTATGTTGGATATGATGCGGAAACTGGTTATCCTGGTGATCCAATTGTCATTTATGGAGGTTTAAGTTCAAATACAGGAATTGGTGCTGAAGCAAGAGTGAGTACCACAACAACAGGATCAGTTGTTTCTATTTCCACTTTAAACGGTGGTTACGGTTATAGAGAAGATCCAAACACAAAAATTGTATTCACAAATTTAGTAGGCAGAAGTCCAAAATCACCTATTGCTACAGTTGGGTCTGTTAACACCTCAATATTGGCTATAGCAAATGTACGAATTTCTACTGATTACATAGGGCTAGCAGGTTTAACAAGAATCAATGCAGCATATAGTTGGGCGGCAACAAATCCATTTGCAAATGCAAATACAACAATTGCAAACACATTAACATATATTTCTTTTACGACATATCCAATATCAAGTGTGATTGTGCAGAACGGTGGCGGCGGGTTAACACAAAAACCAACGGTGTCGGCACAATCTGTGTATCAAAGAGTGTATGCAGGAACATACGCCAACCAAGATGCTGATTTAAAAAATTTAGGTATACTTTCACCAATTCAAATTATTTCTGGCGGTACAGGTTATGTTGCAAATGATAGAATAAACATACTTGGTGGTACTGGCGCAGGTGCATATGCAAATGTTATAACAGTAAGTGGAACAGGTTCAATCACCTCAGTTAGTTATGTCAATCCACCAGGAAGTAATACTGCAAATAGTTTTTACCCTTATCCTTTGGGTGGATTAGGTTATTCGGCATCTGCATTGCCAGTGGCTAATGTTGTTTCTGCAAATGCTGCGGCACAAAGTGCTGTATTGACTATACCAGGCATATTAGGCGATGGTGCAATATTAGAACCTGCAACAGATCGAATTGGTCAAATACAATCAATATCAATTTCAAATTATGGTGAAGATTACATTGCAGCACCAACAGTATCATTTAAGGTACAAGATATTGTAGTTAAAAATATTAGTCTAGGCAATTTACCAGGTAAAGGCGATTTCATATATCAAGGTGCAAATTCGAATGTATCTTCATATAGTGCGTCTGTGGACTATGTTGAACAAATATCTACAGACGCAAATCCATTAGAATCATTGTTCTTTATAAGAATTTATAATTACAACAAAGCAAAACCAAACACTAGTCTGCCATTAAAGATTGATTCAAAATCAATATCGATGAATGTTGTCACTGGAGCTTTAGCATCTTCTATTGGTTACCCGAGATATCCAACAATATCAGAAGGAAGATATGATAACGATAATAACATATACACATATGGTGATGGTACAGCAAAAGGTACTGCAACATTCTTAAATGGTCTTACAATCGGTGACGGGCAATATTTAGATTCATCTGGTCAATTAAGTTCATTTGATGTTTTACAAAGTGCCGAATATAATAATTACACATACGAAATTACTTTAGAAAAAGAAATTGCAAAATATAGAAAACTCTTGTTGGAGTTATTGCATCCTGCCGGAATGAAATTGAAGGGTCGATTTGCAATGAAGTCCAATTCGGATATAAGTTTTCATATATACGATGCATTGTATCAAGGATATCCATTATCAAGATTGGTATCTGATACGGTTGTTACGTTTAATATGGTCTCCGATTTCACAAATTACAGTAACAATATTATAA